TCTACAATGTTAAGTTTGCCTTCACTCCATTGTTTATCAAATTCAATATATTCATCATCAGTCATATCTCTGCCTGTTTCATCTCTGAAGTATTTATTCCTTGATAATCTTTTAGAACTCTCTTTTTCTTTTATCTTATCTTCTTGCATCTTAGCTTGTTGTTGGATATTCTGTTGATATTGTTTTATAGATAATAACTTATCAATATCTTTATTCATCAAATCAACCTGTTCTCGCTGTCTATCTGTTATCTCTTTAATCTTATGGTCTATTTCAGACATTGAAGAATTATTATACTTGTAATGATTTAATAGAAGTTGAGTTATTAAACCTGATTGATTGTTCTCTTTCTTTAATTTATCTTTCACTTCATCAGGCAAATTGATTGTAACTAATCCCATTATCCAAACACCTCTTGTAATTCTTTATCAATATCTTCTTTTACAGAGATCTCTTGAACTTCCTTATTATTTAGATTCTTGATTGCATCTTGAAGAACTGCAATCTTTGTTAAAAAAGAATTATTAGGATAATCTTCTAAACCTTTTTCAGCTAATAGAAATCTAACACCAAAATCAAATGCAACACTTGGACTAATATTGTTTTCAATTAATTGATTTAATATTAATGAATCACAAGATACATGAACTTGACTTTTGATTTTTCTTATTTTCATATCACACCTCTTTTAAAATTATGTTGTTTTTTTCCGACAACACAATAATTAAAAAAAGTAAGACATACTACTATTTAAATCTATCTATCATCTTTTAATCTATTAATTAATTAATTAATTAATTAAATAATAATAATAATAATAATAATAATAATAACTACGCTGTAAGACATACTATTTCTGATAAACTTATTCTAAAATTTTACTCTCCCTATTAAAAGAGAGGAAAATTAGAATAAGTTATTATAGAATTAAGCGAGCCGAGCGAGCGGAGCGAGCGAGGCAGTAGGCTCGGCTCCGCCTCGCCTACGCAGTCCGAGCGGAGCGAGGACACAGGGCGGCACGAACGAAGTGAGTGCAAAAGCCTTAAAAGGTTAGGTGAGGCGAAGCCGAACCGCCTTTTATGGCTTTTAGCCAAAAGCCAGGCGAGCAAAGCGAGCCTGGCAATAGCAGTTTGCGAGCGAACGGAGTGAGCGAGCAATCTGCACAAGCAAAAGCCCAGCTTTTATGAAGCGAGCGGAGCGAGCTTGATAAAAGCCTGCTGGCTTTTGGCAAAAGCCAGCCGAGCCATTTCGGAGAAATGGCGAGGCACAAGCGAGGCGAAAGCCGAGCCAATCTAAAGCCCAAGCGGCGATTGAGCGTAAAGCCAGCCAAAAGCCCTAAAAGGTTAAGCGAGCGGAGGCGAGCTGCCTTTTACGGCTTTTGAGCGGAGCGTGCTGGCGTCTACCGCCCAGAAGCCCATGCCAAGCCGTTAGGCTTGCCTTGCCAGCCAAGCAAGGTGGGCTTCATGCTGGCGGCTATTTGGCAAGCCCTGGTCTTCCAGGCTCTTACAACATGCCTGGATGATCAGGGCTTGGGCGAAACGCTTGATAGCTTAGCCATGTATTTGAAGAAAGCAACAGCTTTCTTAAATCAAGCAAACTTATGAGGTTTTCGGCATTGGCTCGAACTGCTCCCAGCCAGCCAGGCTTTATGAGCCTGGAATAACTTTTAAAAAAGTTATCAAAAAAAAAAAAAATCAAAACAATTTGTTTAATTATGCTTCACTTTCAGGGAAACAAATAAATCCCTTCTTAACTAAATCATCAATAAGCTTTTTCAGTTCTTCAGCATCATTGAAGTAAAGCTTCCAACGATTGCTGGCTTTTCCAAACTCATAAGAGTTAGGCTTTTCATTCCTGTTGATTATCGTCTGTTCCATTTTCAAAACATTCCTTTGCTAACTTAACCAACTCAATCGCTTCATCCATGATATCTCCATAAGGCCTTTTTTGATCAATTGGTTTTATACATTCAAGTTGAACCAATTGTACAAAAATGTCCTTAGAATAAGAAACATACATAGTTGTTGTATCTTTTCCATGAGAAATAGGATATGACCCCTTCATTTCCTGTGGAGAATCTGTTGTCTTTTTTTGTACAACATCATTAGAAGCAGCCCCTATGAATTTTCGGATATTCTTGAATCCTTTTTCATCATCAACAGCAATCTCAACACACACAGTCTTTCCTTCATTTTTTTTTAACGAATCAATGATATCCTTTTCAAAAGCACTCATCCATCCATCATTAGTCTTGAATCTTGTGTAGCGTTTGCCATTTTGGGATTTCTTATCTTCAAAATCTTGCACTTCAATATTTACTTTTTGGTTTGTCATCTCGTCTCGTACCTCCTTACATGAAATTAATTATGAAAGGATGCCCATAACATCCTCTTTTTTTGCTGCCCATAACAGCCAATTGCTGCGGATAGATTTGAACTATCGACCTCTGCCTCATGAGGGCAGCGTTCTAACCAATCTGAACTACGCAGCATTCAGCTTATCCTTTATGAATTGAATAATCACATCATTCAACTCAATCGCAATCAAACTTTCCATCTTATCCTTTTTAGCCCTTTCAAGCATATTTCTAAGATATGCTTCTTCTGGATTTTCTGCAATTTTAACATGTTCATCCTCTATCATTTTAATTGCCTCTCAAAATTTATTTTTAATCTTAAAATAAATTGTTCCCATGTTAGACTTTCTTTCAAAACCATTTCATATCTTGATTTTAGATTAGCCAATTGATAAAATGATTTTTCATCAAGTTTTAGTAGTATATTTTTTGTTTCCATTGTAAATAAAAGCCAGGGGGTAACCTGGACTTTTTGAAAGGAGTTTAGGACAGTGCCTACAAACTCTAAGAAAACTAAGAAGTCTAAGTATTTAAATGTTTCTATTTTCATGCATTTGTCGTCGCTGATAATATTCTTCATATTGCGGACAAAGTACATGAGAGTGATTAAAACATTGATGATATGCTTCATACTCAACACACATTAAATTATCACAATGAAAATCCTGTTTAGATAATTCCATTAATTCAGCAATAGTTTTATCATCAAGAGTTTCCATCTTATATTTTTTCTGTTATTGTAACATTTATCTTTGCATTTGGGAAAAGACTTTTAAGTTTTTCAACTTCTGCCTTTGCGTTTATTCCGTCGGTCTTTTCTCCTTGCAAGATAATCTGTATTTGAATTGTTTGCATTGTGGTCACCTATATTTAATTATGAAATGGATACAAAAATAAGGGGTTACACAGATATGGTCGTGTCCATTATCTGAAACATTAGCATAATCTATTCCTGTATAATTTGAAAAAGTAAGCGGTGAAGCTCCAGATAAGTCAGTCCCTGATTCATTAGTACTATGATTATGTCCGCTATCTGTTAATGACGCATAACCAGCACCCGAAACCTTAGAATCATCCCTAGTGAACATAGTAAAGTTCGAGCCTGCATTGACTGGAAAACAATTTCTTGTATCGGGAAGTTTAAAGTTTGTTGCATTTGTTGAACCCCAATTTGTCCCAATGACTGCAAACAATTCAGGATAATCGGCTCTGTTCAATGTCTGTCCCTCGCAATATAAATAATTTGTTGGGACAGTTCCAGCCGGCCATATTAACATAGCTCCGACGGGTACAGTATCAAATTTATAATTCCTATCTCCCTTTAAACCAGAATAATTTGGCAGATATATCTCTGATCCTATCGCTATTTCTTTTGGTTTCATTTGATTTAAAATACGATCTGTTTTTGTCGCCATTATATTCCCTCTCTATCTTTACTCAAAACATTTGATTTAGAAAATTCTAAACTTTCCTTATGTCCTGTTTGTGATGTTGTACCAGCCTCTAAGCCATCTTCATAAGGATAATCAGTTTTAATAAACCTTGTTCTCGAAGATCCTGTTCCTATAGTTACCATAAAAAATCTAAGAAATCTAATTATTTAAGATTTATGCTTGTGTATTTGTTATTAGATTGACATATTTTGGCCTTTCCAAAATTGCTTCTCCCTCTTCCCAAACACGAACTTTAACACCAATTCCAGGCTCTTTTAATATTGCAGTTGTTATTGGTGTAAAACTTTTCCAAACACATGCTTTATCTGGCACACACACAAGAGCCTTATCAGCAGTTACATTGTCTGTAACAACAACCTTCAATCCTAAGATCTCCATAACAACACCATCACTAACTCTTTGTGATGCAAAAGAAGGAATTGAAGATCCCTTAGTTGTGATTAACCAAACAATCAATGATTTATGATCCTTTGGCGATAAGAACAAATATCCATTTCTAACATCCTTATTTGTATTGGTCCTTATATTCTGTATTGCTTCCATTATATCTTCAATTGGATCTTGCCCACTTGCAGCATCCCAAGCAGCAGTTGATGCATTTGTATTGATATTTGAAGGTGTATCATTTTCTGTTAGAACATTATAGATCCTTCTATCAATTTGATATTGAACTCCCTCAACTATATCTTGCATATTTCCAGCAAGTAGATCAACATCAGAATCTTTTATATCTTCATCAGCAAACCAAGGTGATTCAGCCATATATTTTTTGACATATGAAGTTTGTCTTGTCCATGATCTTTCAATTACAACAGGCCTTGCTTTAGATGCAGTATTTGCAATGCTTGATGATGTTATGCCAGTTGTATCTGTTGAATCTAAGATCCCATCAGTTTTTTGATACCATCTTATTTCTCTTGCATTTGTTGATGCATTACGAACAAATTTTTTAAAAATAGATGTTTCTTGCTCATAAGCAACAGCAAGTTTTTGTATATCAAGTCCTCGTATTTCAGCTTGTGAAGATGTGTCTGCCATAGTTTTATGCTAATACATTAGTATTACACCCAGGATTTAATTCAAATAAGAAAGTTTCATTGTTTGCAGCTGTTTCAAGAGCAATGCCAAGAGTTTTAGAAGCAACACCAGCATTTGTAGCATCAACAATATCATTATCATCGCCAGTGCCATTATAAGTCATTAAAGCCTTTCCAGCAGTCACAGCAGTAGCCCCAGCAGTTCCTTTAAATATTCCTCTCCTATAAACAGCAAGCTTAGTCACTCCATTGTTTGCAATCTTTTCTTCAGCAGCAATACCAGCAACATAATCACCATCACCATCAGCAAGAACAGCAGTCATTGGATCAGTTAATTTTAGAATAGCTCCTTTTTCAATTCCTGTGCCATCTGCTACAGTGAAAGGAATTGGAAGTTCTGTTTCAATTATCAAAGTACATTCTTGTGCCATAAAAAAAATAAAGAATAATAATATATAAGATTTTCGGTATAGCGATTAAAGCAACCCCTTCATTATCCTATCTTTGTATTCTATCGGAGTTTCTTCTTTTTTCTTCTGTTCTCTCTGACCAGCATTAGAATCACCTCCCAATTCCCTTAAAGCTTCTCGTCTTGCAACGAGTTCTTCCTCTTTCTTCAAGATTTCAAGCCTTAAAAGATTTTGTTCTTTCAACTCCGACGCGGCATCTCTCGCTTCCTCAATCAGATTTTTCTTTGTAACTTGTTGTTCTTCTTTTACATCAGTCTTTGCCACATTTGTTTCATCTGCCATTTTTTACAAAAAAAAATAAACTTTTTTTCTTTTCTTGAACCTTACTTTCTTACAAGCTTAATGATGTAGCCGATACAAGCGGTTACAGCAACAGCAGTAAGAACAACGAGTTCAATGTCTGAAATTACAAAATTCATTTTCTTTCACCTCCTTTTTATATTGATAAGAATGCACCCAATTTCTTTGGGCAATTTATTCCATCGTCGCAATATTCTGATTTTTCTTTGTTCCAATAATCTTTGAATTGATTTATACCAACAATCAATCCAGCAGCTACCGACGCCATAACTGTTTCCCATGTCACAATTCCACTTACTAAGCCTCCTGTGAAAACTAAACCAGCAGCAAGACCACTATTCACTAAATTCCATATTATCTCTTTATCCATCTTTTCCAGGCTGCATACTTGTGCCTTCACCTCTTTTTGCTTCATTCATCTGAATCTCTTTTTCTAAACTTGCTGGAAATTCAAGTTCAAGTTCAATGCCTAATTGTTCTAAAATCATTTCTTCATTGTATTGCTGCATATCTTCAATCTCTTGTTGATAAGCAAGATAGATTATATTTGATGAAGCTTCTGTTGTTTCTTCTCCCCATCCCATGACAACTTCAGGCATACCGCATGCAGTCACAAATTGCCTCACTAAAAATTTAATATAAGGCAATGGGTCAATTATTGAATATTGAGCAGTTGAAGAATCTTTGATTTCTTTTATAACACCAGCAGGTATTACAACATTTTCAGTCTTTGCATAAGCTTCGTTTATAGTGTTCTCAACTGATGCAAGCTTTGCTTGATCATCAGTTTCAACCTCAAAGAATTTTATTGGTTTTACATTCCTATGATACAATACACGCAAATCTTTTATCCCTTCATTCCTCGATAAAATAAGTTCTTCAAGAGCTTCAGGAAAAGGAATACCATGAATTTCATCAGCGATTCTTTCATAACTTAGATGATAGATTTCTTCAGGATTATAAAGTTCTTTTCTTCCTTTAAGTTCATATCCGATAATAATCCCCTGTTTATTTGTGACTATTGCAACATTATCAGGGTTTAATGGTTTAAGATTTCCTCCTGGCAATATGTGAGCAAAACTATCGCCGCAAATCAAAGCAACTCTCCATTGATTTTTAAGAACACCTCTTGCACTATCTTTTCCCCAGCCTTTAATCTTCTCTAATTTATTTTTATTTTCTTCACTTGCCTTAATCCCTCTCCCAAAAGTCCATGAAGCAAGTTTATTGACAACACTTCTAAGTTCAGGAATCTGCCTATAATATCCATGCCATTTTTTAAAATTAGGAATATATCCAGTTCCATATACTTCACCACTATCAGTGGTTTGCATCTGAACACTAAATTCAGTTCCTTGACTTCCAAAATCTGTAACCTGTCCAATTCTTGATATTGTCATGCTTCCCTCTCATAAGTTATTAAAACAAACTCATTATTTAAATTTACAATCCCGACCTGGTCACCAGCATTTGCAAGATTGATATTATTTGCTGCTCCGACTGCAAGTTCTATTGTCCTAAATTTTCCGAGTATCTTTGCATTGATATCACCACTTACCATTATGCAGCCTCCATGAAATTTTTAATATCTTCTTTTTTTAATTCATTAATCAATCGTTCAGCATTTTTATCTAAGTTATCAAGCATCTGATAAACATTGCCTGTGTAGCCTGTATCATCATAGTTGATGACTTGAATCGCTGCAAGACTTGAAACAATCTCTGATAAAATATATTTTACATTTGTATCAAGTGTTGAATATAAAGTTGTCCAATTCTTTTTTGTCCGAACATTCAAGATGCTTTCAGCTTTTTGCACATACAATCCAACATTATAGACTTCTCTCGCTGCCGAATTTGCCCCTGTTCCAACCTTAGATATTACATCATCATATGTGCATAATGTTCCATTGAATTGACTTCCTAAAACTTGGAATCCTCCACTCGAGAGATCTGAAAATGTATCATTAATAATCCAACTTACACCATTATCAATTGATATCCAAAATGGACAAGTCATATCTGTTTGTGATTCACCATATGGATATTCTTGTGTTGGCGTACCTGTATTCACATCCCCTAACCATCTTATATAATTCAATGCTGTTGATGATGATAAATGTGAGATCCTTATTGCATATCTTCCATCAACTGCAAAAGAGGTATTTCCCACAAAATTACTGCATGAATACCATCCGGCAGTTGATATAGTTGATAAATCAATTGTTCCTTTGCATTTTAAAGTTGTGGGTTCATATGTAGTCGCATCTGTATCATAGATCTCTACATCAAGATCACCTGTTGGAGTTCCTGTTTTTTGTAATCTTAATTTTACTTCTTCAATACTAAAATTTTCATTAATTCCGACTAATCCAACCTTAAAATTTTGTGCCAATATTGAAGGAGTTGTGTTTGTCGTTGTATCAAAAGTATCCTGATAAACTGCATCTGTTCCAATATAATATTCATAAGTTGCCATGTTAAAATCTGTGAATGAAAATATTTAAGGTTTTATCTTTCTCTGCAAGCCAGGCACTTCTAATAATTGCTTCTGCAATATGTGAATATCCGCCATAAATCTTTCCTTCATCATATTGAATTGATGCAAGACTTGCTTTTATTTCATCATCATCAATCAATGCAATCTTATTGTTTTCCATCAAGTTCAAAAGATTCAAATACATTTCTTCTTTCAATAGTTTCTTAGATTTCTCATCAAGGCCATTTTTAATGATCCTTGATGCGTTGTTTAGTGCTTCAGTCTTTCTTTTGGTCTTATCATGTTCTAATAGACTTGAATAAACTCCGAATCCCAAACCTCCATCATCAATGCCTATTTTTTTGAATTGATATTTTTCTTCAAGTTCTATAATCTTCCTCGCTGTTTCAGTTGTAAGTTTTCTTTTCTCGACCATATTAAGAAATTGCCATATCAGGTTGTTCTTTGTTTCAAGTCCACAATACGCATTATCATCTTTACCATATCCAGCAATATCAACCCCTAAATATCTTTTAGTTCCTTGAAAAGCTTTTACATCCATTTTTTTGATATGACATATCCGATTAATCAATTCATCACTAAAAATCCTTTGTAATTCATCTGTGAAAACAGCAAGATATTCCTGTGCGTATTGAAGTTTAGTCATTCGATTTCTTTGTTCTTCTAAAAACTCTTTTGTATGTCTTGGACAATCTTCAGCACTTACATAGAATTTTTTAAATTTTGGATCCAAACTGCATTTATAGAAGAATTTTTCATTGCCTTCTTTATCTCTTTTACCGAATGGAGTACTCGCAACATCCATACTACCGCCGACGACAGAGAGCATAGGCATAACAGCAACATGATATTCTTCACTCATTCTCGAATCTTCATCACTCATAAGTTTTTTGATTGTGAATCCTCTCAACCCTTCACCTGATTCACCAGCAGCAAAACACAATATACCTGTTCCATTTCTAAAATTAATCTTATGCATTGTGGGTTTATCTTTACCTTGTTTAATCATTCTTGGATATTTATTTTCAGCATATATGAGTGATTTAGTGAGCATGTGATATGCCTGTTTTTCAGTGATGCTATTGATTAAGACATAGTCGCCAGCCTTAAAGTGATTGACACATAGTTCAACTGCCTTGATACTCATTGCTGTTGTCTTGCCGACTTGACGACCGCATAATAGAAAGCAATCTTGGTCTGCTGGCGTATCAAAGATATACTCCTTCTGCCAATCATCCAGGCTGTTCCAGGGGCGATTTATATCAAAAATTTTTGTGGGGTTCTCCATATTTTATATCCATAAACTATCTTAATTCGATAAGATAATTAAACATTTAATTGAGATTGTTTAACATTACTAAGATAAGAACATGATGATTGCTTAATCACTGGTTCAACAGGATAACAAGGATTACCTGAACAAACAAACATTTGTTTATCCTTATCAAATACTTTCTTTTCACAACAAGAGAACTGAAATCTACAGACTACCATTTTATTATTGGATTACATTGTTTATTTATTATCATGAGTATCTTATTATCAGTCCAATCACGCAACACCATTGATTGATGGACAGACAGACAAGCTACATTTCTTAATAACCAATAAGCATTTCTCCTTTGTTCTTTTTGTTGTTCTGTGTTGTGTTTTCTCATCTCTCATTCTCCTATGATAATCCTTCTTCCAGCAATAGCTGCATAGCATTGATTTATTCTTACCAGCATGCAATAGTTTATCACATACCTTGCAATGTATTACTCTACGAGGTGGTGTTCTCATGTTCCTTGTATGTTTCAGCCTTATGACAATCAACACATAATACTTGCAATTGATTACTATCACAAAGCAATTTATCTTGAATCTCATCAATCAACAAATCCCAATCAATAGGTTTAAGATGATGAACTTCAACCTTGACTTCAAAGCCTTTCTTCTTAGATTGTTTCTTATTGCATACCTGACAAGTATATTTATCTCGTTTCATAGCTTCAGCTCTTTCAGTACTCTTAACAAACAATCTTCTTAATTCACCTCTTATTCTCGACCTTGTAGTTCTCATTGTTTCTTTGATTGAGCAAACTCTACAATGTTAAGTTTGCCTTCACTCCATTGTTTATCAAATTCAATATATTCATCATCAGTCATATCTCTGCCTGTTTCATCTCTGAAGTATTTATTCCTTGATAATCTTTTAGAACTCTCTTTTT